TTATAATTGTGTTACATAAGTTTTTTGATTTTCCAAAATGCGTAACACTGTTCTTTGAAAGCCTAACATCATTTGTTCTAGATCATGTAGATGATGCATAATTACTCGTTTATGGTCATTATAATCTGCATAATAGGAAACTATAGTTGGACGGTCATTGCCTAGCTGGTTGTATACTTCCGCGTGCATCATCGAGTGTTTCATACTATTAGATAACTGATTAATAACCCATAAAAAACTCACAGAGCTAGGGTCACTTTTATATATTCCATTGTCACCAATGAAAATTTTTTCTAGATCAGTGATAGCCTCTTCAATTGTTCCAAGTCTACCAATTTTATCTAGTTTAACTTTCATCGTTTCTATGTATTCCTCAAAGTTTGTAAGTACATATGTAAGCTGAACTAAGTTGTCTATAGCACTACGCATATACATGACCATTTCTTCAACAAGAAAATGATATTGGTATATTACTGTTGGAGTCGTACAAAATTTTGACAAACTTTCTTTTGGACCATCAACAGGGATATGGAGTAATTCATTGGTATTTACTATCGAATAATAATAATCACAAGCTTCTTGATATTTCGCTTGTGCAGCTCTCACTTTTTGACCTATCAGCATGCATACCAAATTACTATTGCAAATTTGTGGTAAATTTGGATATGTAGGAAAATCACCTGATATTAAGGATATTTGGATTGGTTCGTAGCTGCCCGAAGGTAATGTCGAGTTATAAGTGACCTTTTTATAAACTGGTCTCCAAAACTTATCTTTTTCAATAACCCATTTGCCCATTTTGAATACTGGTATATAACCTTCTGTACAAATAAGTATAGATGGAGGGATATCAGTACTATTTGCAGGTAGTCCAGTGCCATGACATTGTTGATACTGTTCAGTTGATAAGTAAAACCCATAAAACGGTTCATAATTATAAATAGTAATAATATTCATGATAACTCATTTGAAATATATGGTTTTTGTTAGGGATACATCATTTTACTAAAAGCTATTCGTATAAGATATAGATACTTTTTCAACTTCTTTCAATCTGTTATCTACAACTAAATTATGTCATGATGACTTAGAAATAATTAAATAAATCTCCTGTGATGTAGAGATTTGATTATGGGTTATTATTCCGAAAGGAGCGAAAACCAAACGCCCACATAGTGTAAACAGACGTCCGATATTCTGAAGTGGGCAAGCAGATTACTTAACCCGCTTCCCCGTTTCGTCAATGACCTTCTCACCATCCTCTTTGGTAAACGCTCCTTTCTGAGCTTCCGTTAGAATATCCAGCAATATTTCTGAAGGACGGAAAAACTACGCCATATACGACGCGACACATCTTTTAGTTACCTTGAAAAATCGTGCAATTTTGCACTAAATCACAATTTAATCCTTATGAACTCTATAAATATAACAATCTATCATCATTCCACTTTTTTTTGATTTTTACACCATGTAACATTGCTATCATTTTCAGTCGATTATTAAGAACTCCAATGACAAACTATGATTTCAGAGCACTCAATAATGAAGAGTTTGAAAGACTAGCTACAGACCTCTTAAGCAAGAGAGAAAATATACTTATTGAGCGTTTTAAATCAGGAAAAGATGGTGGAATTGATGGTCGTTTTTATCACTCTGGCGAAGTAATAATCCAAGTTAAACACTATGTTAAAACTGGTTATAGTGGATTATTAAGTAAACTTAAAAGCGAAGAAGTTGCAAAAGTTGAAAACTTAAAACCTAATCGATACATTTTCATCACAAGCGTTGGTTTATCCCCTGCTAATAAAAAAGAAATCTTCGATTTATTTAATCCTTACATTCTAAGCAATAATGACATCATTGGTCCTGAGCATCTAAATGATCTTTTAACACTTTACCCCGATATAGAACGGAACCATTACAAACTTTGGCTTTCCAGTACAAATTTTTTAATGAGTGTACTAAATAATGCTGCGATTCAAAATAGTAACTTCCTGATTGAAGATGCTAGGAAAGAATCATACAAATTCATCGAAACCAAGCAATTAAAAAAAGCGTTAGAGATTTTAGATGAAAATAAAGTTGTAATTATAACTGGTTTACCTGGCGTTGGTAAAACCACTCTTGCAAAACAAGTGATGCTTATGCATTGTAATCGCGGCTATGAAATTTACCACATTGAAGGATCAATTTCGGAAATAGAATCTATATATTTTAAAGAGAGAAAGCAATTTTTCTATTTTGATGATTTTCTCGGCGCTACTCTTTTAGAAATTTTCACTAGAAACTCTGATTCTAAAATTGTTCAGTTTATTAAAAAAATCATTACCGACAAAAACAAAAAGATGATTTTAACGTCAAGAACCAATATATTAAACAGAGCTAAAAATCTCAGTGATTTATTTAATATAGAAAAAATTGAAAAAAAAGAACTTGAGATAAATGTATCAGATCTTAGTGATATAGAAAAGGCTGATATACTTTACAATCATGTTTGGCATAGTTCATTATCGCAGGAGTACATTGATACTTTTTATGATAATCGTAATTATTGGAAAATAATACATCATCCAAACTTTAACCCACGGCTTATATCGTTTATTACAGATAGCGATAGAATATCAGGAATCGATAGTTCGAATTTTTGGTCATATATCGAAAATTCATTAGACAATCCTGAAATGATCTGGTCGCACTGTTTCAATAATCAAACACGTGAGGAAGTCCTTGATCTAGTTTGCTTGGTTGTTTTTAATGCTAATAACATTGAAGAACAGGATTGTAAAAATGCATTAAAACGCGTTTTCAATATCAAATATAAAAATAACTTTTACTCCAAAGTAAATAAAATAGATGAATACATAAAAGAGTCAATAAAATCAACACTTAATAGAAGTCTAACACCACTAAATAAAAATGTAATGATAAGATTGACACCATTCAACCCATCAGTGTCTGACTATATCATCAATCGCTATGCTACTGATGAAACCTCTCTTTCACTTTACTTTTCAGCTCTTAAAACAAATCAATCAATTAACACTTTATTCTCTTTGCACAGCAATAGGAAAATCAATTCAGATGTATTTGTTTCAGTACTTGAGTCAGTACTCAATGCCGTTGATCTTAAATGCTTAAATGATTACTCAATTCATCTTCTTCATTCGGTCATACATTCCAATTTAATCTCCACCAATAAAAATAGAATGGTCTATCCGAGCTTATTTTTAAACATTAAAGAAGAATATCTAACTTACGATTACGAAGTTGGGGAGTGCGTGTTATGGGCTGTAAAAAATAATCCAAGTCTATTTTCCGATCAATTCATCTCTGACTTTATAAATTATGCCATGAGGTCTAGTTGGAGATATACTCTCAGCCATGACGATTACCTCCCCTTAGCACACTTAATAAATCTTCGACCTACAATAAAAGAAGAGGAAGTTACTCAGGAACTAATGGAACATATCAAAGAATATTGGCACGAAAATTATGACGAATATTTATCTGGAACAGAGAAAATCCAATCATTAGATTATGACGAAAGATCTAAAGCTGATGACATTGCATATGACATGCTACATGATTTAATTAATGAATACGATCTTCCCTTTGAGGACAATGAAATTGAATATATGTATAGTAAAGTCGATGCATCTGCACACCTCTCTGACTTTTATGATTATGATGACGATGAAAGAGAGCTCTTCTATAGTCGCAGAGATGAAAAAGAACATAGCGAAAGCTATATAAACGATTTATTTCAAAAACATTAGCTAATTTCATAACTCACTATTTTGGCTACACATGAAAAATATTATTGCATAAATGCGCAAACTGCCGGAGGCCAATCTGGTGGTTTGTTATTGATACATCAGAATGCACACCTGAATAGTTCAAAATTGATTTTTCAAAAAATTTCATTGTGGTGCTCCATCATCAACTCCCTTTTCCAAAAGCCCCATTTGGATCACACAAAAAATCCACAATGTCTCTTTCATAGTCCTGCTACAACTCCCCCCCTGTTGTAACTCAGCTTTTGGCCCTTATATTTCCAATCCCAGAGCATTGTTAGAATTGGGTTGTTCCTTTCAAATCGCACACGCGCTTCCAGTTTAACTTTTCTGGCCTCCATCGTAAGTTGTCCTTTAATTGCCACATCCACCTAACTAGCCCCTACCGCTTAGTACGTTCTGAACTTAGCAATGCCCGCTTCTGGCACAAAGTCGACCACCAACAAATATATCCTTTTTTAGCAACTTTTCATCCTCACCAACTAAACTAACCATCTAAACTCTTCCTATCACCCACCATACTCCCTCACATCAATATAAAAATACTGCTTACCTAGTGAGGTTGTTGACATTTGTCCTGAAACTATCATGGAATGAGGAATAATACGGTTACCTCGTCCACAAAGGGTTACTCTAATTGTTTTTCCTCCCATCGAATCCATCATACCAATCTGCCCTATTGTTGTGATTAGTACTGCACAAGGAAAACCGACATCCACGCCACTCCAATTATTTCCTGTGAGCACAAAGTTATTTCCCTCTAATAAATTAAGCGGTCTTTGGCTTGAAGCGTGTGTAATAACACCTTTATGATAGATTTGAATTCCCCATTTTTGAGGATGAAGTGAAATATGATAAGAAGACTTCACAAATACATAGAGTTCATATTCTGCTGAATTGCCTTGAATAGTATCGATTAAATTCACACACCACGCATTGTTCTCATAAATTACTTCAGATAATCCACTTAATGATGGATTAGAGGAATTAAGAACTCGAATAAAAATAAGTGGTACTGCATTATTATTACCCTCGATAACTTTAATTATGCCAGGCTTAGTTTTTATCTTTTTTAAAAATACGGCTGATTCGTAAGGTGTTAATTCTTCGGTAATGCCCTGATTAAAAAATAATGCACCATATTTACTCATTTAATTAGTACCATAATAATTCCATTAATCGATTGACTACCACGTAGAGAATTCCACGAGATTTTATTATTCTCGACTCTAACAGTGAAATAAGATCCTCGATTTCTCGCTACAATATAGGCGGCCAATGACCGCCCTTTAGGAATATTATTATAAGTTTTGCTGCCACTTTGAGTGACCGCTATTTGGTCAAAAATAAACGAACGCCCTGTGATTTTTATTGGCTTTCCTTTTTCATATATCTCTATTCCCCACGACATGAGAAATCCTCTACCGCATCAGGAGATACCCATCCTCCTAAGAATTTAAATCCTAATTGAGGTACAGCATGATAAAGAGGCCCTTTAATAGTTTCTCTCTTTTTATCAAACTTTACTAATACAGGTTGTTGATAATGAAAAGTTTTTATTTGGTAAACACCTTGGCAATCGACTTTCTTATATCCAGAGGTACACCCTGACAATAATAATGCTGTAATTAAAACAATAAACTTCATACGCTACCCTAAATAACCTATTTTTGCCACTAACTGATTGTTTTCATCGTAAACATAAATAGTATTATTCGTGATCACTAACCGCCCTTTTGTTCCTCCTGAGTTAATATCTAACCGTCCACGAAATACCGCATCATTTAATTCCACATTCCCTGTTGTGGCATCAATATTAAATCCTTTCTTGCCCGCTAAATAATTAGTGGAGGTTATCTTTTTACCTACCGATAATTTATCAATGGTTGCCTTGCTAAATAACGCATCATTGAAAAAAGCTTGTCCATTTTGAATAACAAAAGGCGTCACCACTTTGCCATTTAATGACGATATCACTGCAAAGTTTTGGGCATTGACCAGAAATTGACTATTTCCTTGCGCATTGAATCCTAAGCCAATGCCAGTAATGATTTTATTCCCTTTGCTATCCTGCTGGACTTTCATTGTCCATGATGCCGAAATTTTGCCATTTATGTCTGTGACTACTTTCGAAGTTTGTTCGATTTTGGCTGAACTTGTACCCACTTGGCTTTCTAGGCGAGTGACTTGCTGGGCGGTAGAGGTCACCTTACCTGAAACCTCGGTCACTTTAGTTTCAAGTTGGTTTACCGCATTCGCTGTTGCATTGGCTTTCTGTTCGCTGGACTTAGGCACTTCATTCACCACAAATCCTTTCGGTGCCACCGATTGTTTGTTAGTGGTATAAGTGCTGGTGATGATTTGATGGTTAACACTCTTGTGTTTAGTTAACTGATATTTTGCCCCTCCTCGCAAATAAATATATTCCACAGAGCTATTCGTTAACTGAGCAGGTCCCATCACAGGGGATTGATTTGTCCATTTCCAATCAAAATTATCAATGATGCGGTTTTCAGACTGGGTTCCCCATCCAGAACCACTGACTTGCCATTCCACAATCATGGCAAAGCCTTTGGTGCTGTGAGTCGCATAGCTAGGTTTATTGTCTGAATATTGCCCTAAAGTTCTAAAGACCTTAAAGGCATAACGACGAGAGGTCGCTAATGGCAAAATCACCGGATAATAGGTGTTTTCATTGAGTTTCGATAAATCTAAATCCACCACCACAGACTCCGTTAAATCGGCTTTTACCGTCTCTAATTTGCTGGATAACGCTTGTACTTGAGAGGTTGCGGAGGTGACTTTGCCATCGAGATTAGACACTTGCGTACTTAACGCATTTACCACGCTACTATCAGCTTTTCCCTTCAGTGTTGAACTGAGGGCTGAAATATCTTTCGATTGTGCTTGCTGTTTCGAGGTGAGAGTTTCTAATGATTTATTAATCGCGGAAACATTCCCATTCATCCGTGTTTCCAATGATTGTCTGGCTTTGGCTTCCGCTTGATCACCTGTAACTCGCGCTTGCTTCTCGGCGGAGATAAGTCCTGCGGTGACTTTCGATAAATCATTGCCGGTATAATCACCACGAAGTTGAGTGGCTAAGGATTGCCGTTGTTGTGCTTCGGTTTGATCACCCTCAATACGTGCTTGTTGCTCTTGTTTGATTGCAGCGGCCTGTGCTTCTGTTGCCGTTGAAACTTTATTCATCCGCTCAGCCAGTAATTTTTCTGATTCCTCCCGTTTTTTTTCACTTTCTTCAATCGTCGCGCCTTGCCTCATTGACTCTTCTAAAAGCTTGTCGTGATTTATCCTCATTAACTCATGTAATTCAGTAATATCGATTTGGTTAGCTTTACTGTTAATTTCACCCAATAGGTCTTGCGCGAGTTGATCTCGACTAATTTGACCCGCTAATTCCTCAAGAATTAAATCCGTTTGAGAAGAGCAAGTCCCCGAAGCTTCCACAAAAGGTGATTTACCATAGCTGTTGATTGTTCGAACATAAAAATAATACGTATGCCCTGCTTGTAAATTCTCTTGCGTCCAGAAATTCCCTTGGCCAACTTTGTTTGTTTTGGTGATCACTTCATTTTCAGAAAGATCAGCAAGTTTTTCCTCACTAAACCAAAACTCAAAGGTATAACCAAAGACAGCGCTATCGCCTTGTTTCGGTGCAACGGTCAGATTAAATAAGCCAGAGGTAACATCAATATGCTCTGGAGACGGTGGTGCTTGAATAGCAAAATCACTGATAGCAGGTGCCGACATCGCGCCAGCCACATTTGTCGCCCTAACTTCAACACGATAAGTGCCTCGCGCTAATCCGTTAATATCAACACGCTCAGCCGGCACCTGAATAGATTGAATAACATTGCCTTCTTGGAGAATAGTAACGGTGTTATAGCGCACATCAGACGCCACATTCTGCCAAGAAAGTGTACCTTGCACGATATCACTGACAGCAAGTGGAACAAAGGTAAGATTAATCGGCGAAGCAACACCGCCAGTGGGTAAACTCACAAACGGCGGGCGCTCAAAAGGTTTGCCAATCACATCTTCATATAAATAGGCGCCATCCTCTTCCAACGTTAAAGCCACACCGTCTAAAGCATGGAAAGACCATTCGGCAATACGGAACTCCAGCCCACTAATCCCCAAAGCTGGTAATTCTAAAAGCACAACTTCCCCCGGACGATAAGCATAGCCGTCTAAGTTCATGGTCAATTGAACCCGTCTTCCGGCTTTCTTTTTACGGAGATATTGGCGGGCTAATCGTTGGGCTTGATAAGGGCTAGTAACAAAACGATAATCGATGTTCTCCCGAATTTCTAAGCCATCCTCTTTTACCCATTCGTCCACAATCACAGGCGTGAAATCGGTTTTTGTGTATAACTGTTCGGCATCAATAAACGTGCCATACACCGCATTGGTCGCGTCTTTTAAGCCTGTTTCAGGGGTACAGGTGACGGTGCCAATCAATTGTGATTCAGTGATGGTTTTTATTGCAGGCCCATAATAAGCGCCGATTTGAATACCGTGTTTTCCTGCGGTGAATGTCGGTTCAGCATTAATACATTTGTGCATCGCTTCCAAAATACTGGATGGACTCTCATTTAAATCATAAGCACCATTAAGGGTATATCGCGACTCAAATCCACCTTCTGGCAGACTCACTTTTTCATCACATAAATCGGCTGCCTGTTTAAAGCTGTCAAAATCAATATCCGTATCAGGCACTTTTAAATAATGGCGGTAATAATCCAAAATCACTAAGGCACCATTGTTACTCCACACAGTTTGTCCAGAGCGAGGATCAAACAGATGTTTTCCCCAGACTTCACATTTCACATTGGGTAATCCATAAGGGAATTTTTCTTGGTCAAATGTGAGTGTCACACGCAACCACGCCAGACCTCGACCAATCATATCCTCTTTCCATGACGGGCAATTTTTAAGCATAAAAGGATCGACATCTTCCCTATCGTTATGTAATTCCCATGAGGCTTTATCACCAAAAATCTCAATGAGATCATCACCCAACCAGATTTTCCCTATTTTCTCTATGGGGTGCCCTGCCAGTGCCAATGCCAGTGTGATTTTTTCATTTTCATCTTGTTCGCCATTTTCTTCCTCTGCAAAGAAAAGCAAACCCGATATCACCGTTTTTCCGACGATCACGGTTTCAGGGGCAGACGATGAACGTAACATCTGTTTGCGTTCACTGGTATCTCGATAATTCATGGAAGGCAGTTTTGGCTTAAAGATAAGCGAACCCGCGACTTGAACCGCAACGCCTGCCGCCATCAGCGCCATGCCCATCGCCGATGTCACGCCACCGGTAAATAGCCCCGCAATCATTAAGCCAGCACCCACGACTTTTGAAATTAATCCACCACTCCCACCCATTATTCCACTCTCCACGCTTTGATTGGCTTAATCTGCACTGGCTTCACGCCTTGTGGAGTTACGCCCCAATAATGCCCCGCCCAGACTACGGCTAAACTGTCACCGCCCCCACCTTTAAACAGTACAAGGTCGCCCCGCTGAACGCGCTCAACCTCAATTAATTTGAAATAGCGTGAAACGGCTTTCTCTAAGGAGCCAAATTTAGATTTGATCAGATTGAAAGCTTCAGCTTTGGTTTTATAGTGATTGAGATAAGGCTTTATTGGCGAGAAACCGCATTGTACGTAAATACATTCAGAGGCGAAAATACAACAATCAAATTTCCCCCATGAAAAAGGGCGACTCATCGCCGCCCTTATGGTTTCAGGTAATTTAAGTGTCCAGTTAGGTTGTTTCATGTGCTGACCTTAAATAGCAAAAAACCCACAAAAGTGGGTTTAACAAGACAATAAGATTATTTATAAATAAATGCAGGTGCATCTTTCTTGCTGCCCCAATAAATAGCCCGTTCAGCCATTTGAGCAACATAACGAAAGATACGATCACCTTGTCTTCGAGATGACCACGACTCATCGGTGAATCTATCGGGTAACCCGATTGACCATCGCTCGAATCGATTAGAAACATTAACACATACGGCATTTTCTTCGCCAGACACCACATTGATAGATGTGATTTGTCCGACAAATAAGACTTCAGCAAGCAACGGTTTCCCCTCTTCGCCAATGGCGACCATCATCAACCGAACTTCGCGTCCTCGACTTTGCTCATTCATCACCATTCCCACCAGCGATTTATCAAAACCGGCTAATTTAAGCTGTAATTGTGGAGGACTGGTTGTCTTATTTTCTTTTAGCTGACTGATTTCGCCTAAACTTCCCACGCCCAAATAGGTTTCCCCCGCAATAATCAGTTGCCCAACGCCGGTATGCGCACAGGTGACGCCTGATTTCAAATCGAGTCTGGCGGCTAAGACAATATAAGCCCCCTCATTAATTGCTTTTACCATACCGTCAGAAAATGGATGATATTGCATTAGTACAACACCTCCTCAAAAGATAACGTGATATTGGTATACCCCATGCGACGATGCTGAAATTTACCCTGTTCATTATCAACGAGCCGAAAAACCCCAAAAGGACGCTCAACCTCAAGCATTTCATTAACAGTAGGCGACGTTCTTAACATCGGTGAAATAGGAATATTTGCACGCCCATTATTGTCACTGACCACATCTGCCACCACCATTTTGAGTTCATTGCCCACAGTTAAGCGATCCCCTTGCTGTAACACGCGCATATTGCGCTTCCAGTCCTTTGTTTCTAGCCGATGACCTAATTGGCTCGGTATTGCAATACGAGGCGAACCATACCCATAACGCCCTTTTCTTATCCAACTGGCTATTTTGACTCGCCCCGACATGCCATCCAATGAAGCCACCAGCGCTTCTAACTGGCGCGATTTTTCTTCATTTAAATTATTGAATGTCAGCTCACAACGCCAACGGCTTCCTGGAAAGCGCACCGTTTGACTACTTCCATTAAATGGCGAGGTAAAGGTTTTGCTGTTACTCAATAATTGCCAGTTTTCCTGTGTGGGGATCACCTCTTTTGGCCATTCAAGAATAGACATTTAGACTCCTAATGTTCTGCGTGCTGCGCCATTACTTTGAAAGTCTTGTAACATCATCGCGTGAGCTTTCTGTGCGCCGGCTTCTGTCCCTTGTTGTGCAGCTTCTTTCATTGCCTGCGCAAGTACAGCGTCACCATTTCCTGTCACTGTAATATGATTGACGATGGTCATTTGCATCCCACCTGCACGGGCTAACGTCGGTTGTAGTGTAACGGGCATTCGCCCTGCGACCGCCCCCACAAAGCCCCCCGAAGCATAACCTTGCGCCGCATGCATTAAACGATAGAGATTGCCGACACCTAATTTAGCCGTCGCTTCTTTGGTAAAAACAAACTCACCACCATGCACAATCCCTTTAGGCTCAAATTTCCCGCCATGCCCCGTATAGCCACCGTAAGCATGCCCTTTGCTCATCCATCCCATATCAAAGCCCATTGCCTGCCCACCCGCTTCAATGGCTTTGAAAATCAGCATTTTCATCACCATTCGAGTGATATCGGAGATCACCGCATTGGCAAAATCTTTAAAGCTTCCTTTACCCGTTAAAGCAAAATCGGCTAATGCATCAGACATATTATTAAGGGCATTGGTAGTGACGTTTCTAACGTTCTCCATCACATCCATGGCCGACTCACTGAAATCCGATAAGCCTTGTTTTAATCCCGCCATCGGATCGCCTTTCATGGCCTCTCGCTTCCTCAGCTCTTCCTCAATCTGCTGCTTAGTGAGTTCGACATTGCGTTGTAAGTTCGCCAGTTCTTTCTCGCCTAAATCCACACTGGCTTGCTGATACAGCACATCAATCTGACGAAGGGCATTGAGCTTTTCTTGCTCTGCGCGTGATTTTCCTATTAAGGAAGTTTCAAATTGCATCTGCTCAATTTCTTTACCGCGATCATAAGCAAATTGCGCAACCGAGTTGGCACGCGCCAGATCATCAATGGCTTTCGCTTTTTCTTTTATCGTCTCAATGGCGTTGGGATCGATTTTTAAGATGGCATCAAACTTATCTTTATTTTGTTTGATATCGGCTAATGCGGATGTGTATTCATTAAAGGAAGAGGTAGTGCCATACAGCTGAATGCTTTGCCCATCCGCAATCAGTGAGGCTTGTTTTTCCTCTAATTCCGTCAAGATTTTGGTGTACTGCTTGGCGTAATCAATGGTGGATTTATGGCTGGGCTTATACGTCCGTTTGGCTTGCAGTGCCAGTTGTGCCTCAATTTCAGCTTGTAAGGCCTTATCGTAGCCTTGCATATCTGGTGTAATTTTGCGTGAAGCCAATACATCTTCTGCATTTAATTTCGCTAATGCCTGCCCTGTGGCTTGCGCTTTTGCCACTGAACGTTGCGATTTTTCAATCGATTCATCAATCTGTTTAGCAATCGCCGTGGCGGCATTCACTTGGCTATTTGTCGCCTGAAGCGTGATATCAATGAGTGATTCATATTCAATGCCTAAGCTCTTTAAGCTCGCCTTAAGTGAATTAATAGCGACATCAACATTTTGTAACTCAGTGGCATAACGTCTATATTCAGGGGCTTGATCACCTACTTTTTCTTTGAGTGTCGCCAACATATTTTGCATATTGGCTCGCTGACGCTCTAAGTTATTAACTTGCTCTGCATATATCCCCATCGCAGCATCAAGCTCTTTTTGCTTTTCAGCCACTCGTTTAAGGTATAAATCCCCCACACCTTGTTCAGCAAACGCCTTTTCACTCTCAACGCTGTATTTTGATAGACCTTGTAAGGAAATGACCTGTTGTTTAAGCTCCTCGACTTTCTCCAATTGCGCGTTAATGCCCGATGAAACTTTGCTTAAATTCGCCACTAACGTGGCATTGCTCATTTTGTTTAACGCTTCTGTTGATGTATCAAGGGAATTAGCAAATTCAATCGATTCTAACTTGGCTTGTTTGACATTTTCGCTGTATTCATACAATCCCATGCCCAATGCCGCCACACCAGTCAACACTAATCCAATAGGGCCACCCGCGAATCCCATAACACTGTTGAGTGCTCGCCCCGCCACCGTTGATTGACGCCGAGCGGTCGTTAATGCACGTTGAGCAACGTTTTCGGCGGTTAATGCCTGTGTATAATTTAGAGAGGCTGTTCTTGCGAGTGACTTTGTGGCGATAAGATTATCGAGTGCTATTTTTTCCGCGTTAGTGCCTCTAGCAACTTGATATTCCATTTTGGCTCTATTGAGCGCCGATGTGGCGGCTTCTTTATCCGCCCATGCCTTCCTCACGGCACTGGTTGCTGCCACACTGTTTGCCTCTGCACTCTGTAATGTGGCTTTGGCTTCATTCAACGTTGTCTGATTTTTCAGATAAGTGGCTTTCGTCCATTGAGAAAGTTTTGCTACCAATGCCGTGACGGCGATCCCTTCAACCACTTTAGCGACTAACGATAGATTATCGGCAAGAGTGGCCATCCCTGTGGTAAAAAGCTGAGTCGCACCTGTACCTTGATTCGCTTCACCGATAAATTTTGTCATCGCCGATTGAAGATTAGTAAAACCTTGGCTAACCGTTGTCACACTGGTGGCGAATTTTTTATCCACGCTGTCGGCTGCACGTTCTAAGGCTTGAATGACTTTTTCAATCGTCATTTCACCGTCTTGGGCTTTCTTCCTTAGTTCACCCACACTAACACCCATTCCGTCAGCGATGGCTTTCGCTAACGCAGGGGTTTGCTCCATCACTGAATTTAGCTCTTCGCCACGTAACTGACCCGAGGCTAATGCTTGACCAAATTGAGTTAATGCCGCTTGGGCTGCGGTTGCACTCGCTCCCGAAATCGCCACGGCTTTTGAGACAGTTTCCGTGAGTTCAGCGACTTTTTGCTGACTTAATCCTAAGCGATCGGCATTATCCGCAAAACGTTGGTAAACTTGTGCTGTGGCATCCAATGATTGATAGGTTCTTTGGGCAATGTCATAGACCGCTTGTGTGGCTTTATTTAACTCGACAGAACTTTCTGTCACCAGTTTTAAGCGGTTCTGTAATTCCGTCCAACCATCAGCATAATTAATCACTTGCCGTACAGATAATGCACTTGCTGCGACGCTCGCAAAACGGGTAAAGAGTGCCGAGGATTTTGCAGTTTGCGATACCATTCGCTCTTGTTGTACAGTGATCGCTTGAAGGCTGACGCGAATACGTTGCCCAAATTGTTCTGTTTGGCGCTGGCTACGGTTGATCGCATTTGTGAAATTTGCCGTATTCAGCGTCAAATCAATATTTAATCTACCTAATGCTCCCGCCATAAATTCAATCCTTGGTATGAACACTACAAAAGCAAACTTTCACCCTGAATAAATGCAATATTCCTTGTTATTTGCTATTGATTTAATTATTGATAAACTGAAATTTCGAATAATAGAGGGGGTTTTATGAGACTTATTCTGGCGTTATTACTACCTTGGTTACAATTTTTCACGATTGGTCGCCCATTTGCTGGCATCTTCTGCCTTATCCTACAAATCACCTTAATTGGATGGATCCCTGCAGCTATCTGGTCGGTTTATGCCCTTTCTCAATACAATACGGATAAAAAAATTGAGAAAATGTCTCGCGGTGGTTAACGATTAAGCCCCACTCATGTGGGGCTATCGATTAGCTAATACACTCTCAGTGACGTTGTCCCACAGCTCTTCTTCCGTGATTTTCTTCTTCCACATCGGCATAAAATCCATCAATTCAGGCGGAGACGTTTTCGGATCACGATTTATCATCGCAAGAAGATGCGCCACTTGTGCCATCCGATAATCCTCTCGCCATAAACCAAAGGGTTGTTTGCGATAAAAAGCTTCATATTCACACAAGTGGCTTTCGGGCATTTGCTCGATTTCTGTGAGCGTTTTTCCCAATGCCAACGACAATATCAGTTGGAATTGCCGTCGGTCTCCGAGTTTTTTTCGCTGTTCCCCGCTTCGGCTGTAAACACCGCATTAGAGAACCCTTGCCCTAGACGATTAAGACCTTTTAAATCTGCTTCATTTTCAGCATCAAAAAGCAGTTCCCCTTTTTCATCACACAACTTAAAGGCCAACATTCTGGCGACATCATATTCATCGTAGACACGATTTATCGCCTCATTAAATTGTTCGGGATCGTCTTCATCTAAATAAATGTCCTGCGCCTCAGCGAGCTTGATTTTAATTTGGCGAAGTTTGCGCTGAATGTAATTCATGGTGCCAACATCCAGCTCTTTGACATAAAAGGTGTTGTCTAAATAGGTAAAAGGCGTCACTTTCAGTGCTTGGTTTAACACTAATTCACGCAATAAAGCGTTAGACATAATCACTCCTAAGATTTTTTATCGTGAAGGGAGAAGAGAAATAATGAAAGAGGTGAATTAAGGGTTATTTCTTCACATTCAAATAATCACGGCCAGACAATTTAATCGAGATCCCCGAATCCATCATTTGCCCCACACTGCCATCAATGTTCATACCTGTTTCGACGGAGCCGTAATAAAACATGGAGCCTTCATCTCGCGTTAAGACCATTTTCACTGCGAATTTTTCTTTGCTGTTTTCATATTTACGCAAGAGTCGCTGCACATCACTGGAGCTATAACGTAAGAAGAAGGTCAATTTAATTGAGCCGTATTCCGTATCACCGGATTCATATTCCTTGCCATCACTGCAAATGGTGGTGACATCAATTTGTTCGGTTGTCGAACCGTCTTTACTGAAACTTTTTACCGCACAGAAATTATTAGACCATTGAATGCGTTGTGCTTTGGCGTTTGCAAAATCCGTAGGTAGCGTTTTATCACTCCAATCCACTTCGTCACACAGGGTCACTTTGTCGCCATCAACCTGTGCAACAGGAAAACGCCCATCTAACTCCCCTAAACCCGATAACATAATCATGTCATCCGCTTTCAACTTATTATTGGCGATGGTAATGGTTGCCGGTGATAACGTCGCTTCCGTCACGGTCATCGCCTCTCCTAAGCCTGTTTGCACAAAGATCTTCGTGCCGAGGAAAGGTGTCGCTTTATGGTTTTTTGACTTTCCCATATCCATTCCTTATTTATCTGATGAAATCATTAATTCAAGAACAAGCCGATGCAATTTGACATCCGCTTCATACCCAAAGACCGCATTCACCCGTTGTGCAAACGGGATTGTCGCAACAATCTGAGCCTCAATTTTTTTACGCAATACCATGAGAGGTTGTGGCTGTGGCGCATACACATCAAGTTGCACACGATAGTTATCTAAATCCGCATCCTCCAGCGCACTGTTAGGCGTGATGCTGGCAAACTGGATCACAATGGCGGGATAATGCCCTTTGCCTTCGGGTAATACCTGAAAAAAAACCCTTCCATCTACAAGCGGTGAAAGGGTCTCTTTTAATTGCTGTATCATGATCTCTACCTTGTTTTTTCAATATCCTCTTTGAGTGTTTGAATAATCACTTTGGCCGTTGCTTCCTTTTTTGCTTCAAAGCTGGGGCGCATAAACGGTTGTGCGGGCATCTTGGCGGTGCCAAACTCGACAAACCACCAATAAAACGGATCATTTGGGTTCAATGCTGCACTTTTTCCCGTTGCCTGTTTAAAGGCGGACACCTTTTTACCCGATAATGATTTCACCCAAATGCGCGTTTTGACTTGGCCATTACGCTGCACTTTCGTTTTAGAACGAATATTGCGCTTGATAGTGCCTTTGCGTCGATGCGGTACCGTTTCCTTAAGAATAGGCACTCGATGTTTGATTTCCTGCTTTAACGCCGAAGCGCCTGCATTCATCGCCTTACGCGCACTTTGATTTCTGGTTTTGCGGGCGATGTCTTGCATTCGTTGAGCGAGTTCAGACAATCCACTGATTTTAATCTCACCCATCATTCACGCCCTCTTTGCACATTAATTGAAGCTCACGATGACGCTCATAAGGGTCAATAATCGAAATAATATTAAATATTCGCTTACCCCATACAATACGCATCGAGGTATCAATATCAGCAATATAGCGAATAAGAATTCGCGTTGTGGCCTCACTTTGTACTTGCTGAGCTTGAAAATATTCTCGCCCTTTATAAGGCATGATCGCTGCACGTACTTTTGTCGCATGATCCGTCCAAATCACATCATTGCCACTGATGGCATCAGGCGCCAATACTGGTTTTTGAATATGAATAGTGTGGCGTAATCGTCCCGGATCCATTAACTACCTCGCCAATTTCGACAAAGCAGTAACAATCGTTCTACTGCTTTATTTTCATATAACAGAATTTCACTTTGGCTGGTTCGATGTTCAAACATATCCCCCAGCACCAAAAGCATGGCAGATTTCACTTCATAAGGGATATCATCAGGTGATTTCCATGCTGGTTCATCACACCATCTCAAACAATAATTTAATGCGCTTTGAGCATAAAATAGAATCTGCTCATCACGATCATCACCGCTGTATTCGAGATGCTGTTTTAATAAAGAAAGAGGAATGACATCTAAGATATTCATGATGTAATACGGGATAGTTACCTACCCCGACCTATTACTTAAGCACTTCTTCCAGACGTTGGGAAAGTTCCTTTAATTAAGGCTTGAGGGCGATAATGGGCTAATGCTAAACGCTCTTCACACAAAATGGTCAGCATATTCTTCACAAAGTTATCACGATCTTCTCGACTCACTTCGATAACTGCATTCATTCGATCCCATACTTGAGACGCCAAATCAAATGCACCAACAGTAAACTCACCTTGTTTTTGTGCTTTTGTTGGAACAACAGGTAATCCCCACATTACATTTGAAGTAAACGCTTGTGGACCACCAAAAATATAACGCCCTTCTTTATCTTTCATTAACGCAATGGCATGCCAATCACGAGGATTTAAAATAATACCAGAGGCGCTAAATTCAGATTCTGTTACCTGATAAATGGCATGAGCAATCAAGTCAGCATGCGTGTCGCCCGTAGCACTCAACGTGGTATCATAAGCAGTGGCAACATGATTAATCCCCGTCAAATTATCCGCTGTACCGTCACCATTGAGTAATTGCTCCTCTTCCACTAATGCTAAGCCATACAATAAGCGGTTATTAACGTAAGACTGTAACTGCACAGCATCATCCATCACTTGGCGAGACGCTTGGATCCAATGAGCAATAGTGATCACATTTGCCGTTTGTTTTTCAAACGTCAGATTAGATTCTGGCTTTTGTGCCTTTTCTTTCACGGGTGCCGCGCTATTGGTAAACAATTTTTCGCGTACATATTCCAGTGAGTTACTGGAAATACGACCTTGTGCTAATAAATCGCGGATAACTAAACGACGCATCCCCGGCATAATAATACCCGGTACTTGCATCGGCTGAATGAGAACTCCGGCTGAACTCGCATCACTGCCTAATGATTTATTAAAGGTTTTCACTTCATAAGAAGCCTGACTCCCATTCCATGATTTTGTCAGCGCTTCTGCTGCTCGCTCAGAAAAATCTTTTTTCGTATTAGGATCATCAGCACTCGTTGCCCCTTTCTGCTCTAAATCAAACAGACGTTCACCGGCTTTTTTTAATTCCTCTTGAACTAAGGCTAAATCTGTTTGTAATTGCTTTGAAACTACGCCAGTAGCTTCAATTTCTTTCTTCTGTGCATCGAAGAGCTCTTGCACCTTTTTTTGTGATCCTTCGATGGCTTCTTGGATAATAGCTAAGTCAGACATATTCTATCCTTTCAGATTAAATGCATTAATTTGGTTAACAATGGATGCGACTAGGGATTGTTGAGTGTCATCGGACTCACTCCAAATAGCGGATTTGAAGCGGGAAATAAAACCGACTGCTTCTGATTTTGATAAACCGGCTGACTCTCTCAGCCAATCCTCAATATCTCGGATCGTTAATAACCCATCGATGCTCTTGAGTGATGAAACCTGTGCTTGGTCATTAGCGGGAAATGTACAAATACTAATTTCACGTAACAGGGAGATATTTTTAAAAATACGGCCTGAAGGTGTTCGCTCAAAATCATTACGCAGACACCCGAATCCGATAGAAAGCCCGTCAACCGTGCCATGCTTCATTGCCGCTTTTAGATCTTGAGCTGCACTATGACCGGGTGTCAGTTGTCCTCTCACTCGTAATCCTTTTTGATCTTCCTCCATGTACTCCCATTTCCCCACAGGAAGCTCCCAGACTCGATGGTTATAAAACATAGCGACTTTTTGTTTTTGCTTATCTAAAACATGCTTAAACGCACCGGGTAAAATAATGTCACCATCGGAATCTTGATGACTAAATACAGAGGCATAACCTTCGAAAACGCCTTGTGTGCCATCTCCCGTAAATTTGATTTCCGCTTCATCAAAATTCAGTGTTTTTCTAATATCAGGCATTGAACCCCCATAAATAATTAAGCCCCACTTTCGTGAGGCTCTTTATTGAGTTGGTTAATCGGTAAATATTGTGCTTGCCGGTAAGCGACATCTCCACCTTCAAGAGGAGGATAATTATCAAGCCGTCGCATTTCATTAATGGTTCTTAGTCCCGATTCTCCCATCGCTTTCATAAACGCGGCGCGTGAAGTGGAATCGCCACGCAATAACCCATCAAGATTATGTTCAGCATGGTATTTCCCCACTTCGGGTGGTTTTAGAAGCCAACGCGCAATGCAGTTTTCCCATCGGGAGATATAGGGTTGTAAGGTATATTGAAGAAAACCTAAGTTTTGTTGCTCAATACCTGTTCCCCAACTTGTTGATTTTTCAACATCGCCGACTAAATGCGGTGGAACACCAAAGAAACGGGCTAATTCACTGACTTGAAATTTGCGGGAAGACATTGTTTCTGCATCTTGAGGACTAACACCAATATCTTGTGCTTGAAATCCCCCTTCTAAGATCCACAATCGTTTTTTAACGGGGCCACCCGCAATTTCTTTGAAATTCTCTTCAAGTTGGCTACGTTGCTCTTTATTTAATACCTTATCACCCGTTGTTAGAATTTTAGGAGACTTAGCCCCATTGGCATAAAACTCACGTTGTTGATCTTCCATCGCAACGGCCGTGCTTGCTGTCTTACACGCATAAGCAATCGGCGACAATCCAACTAACCCATTAAAACCAAACCCTTTTAAATGAAAAATTTCGTGTTGTTTAAATTTCGCAAATTCATGATCACGCTGATATTTATAGATAATATTCTTCCCCTCCATGTGCACATCCATATTGGCAGACAACAGAGGAAGCAAGCTGATCACATCACCAACTTTATTTCGCTCAATCAACGCGAAAGCATTACCATAAAAGCAAAGTTGCATAGTCATTGCCTCTCGGAATTCTTGAGCCGTCATATATTGATTGGGCGAATACCGTAGTAATCGAGCCAATGGGTGACTTAAATCGACTTTGGTTCTATTTCCCTGTTTATCCGTTTCGAACACATCCAGTGGCAAACAAGCCGTTAACGTCGAAATTAAGCTAACACAACGCCAAACCGTGGATATTTGGAGTATTCGCTCATCATTTACAGAAGAATCACCAAGCGAGCCTTGCGCTGAGATAGCGCCTGATTGTGAACCTTGTTCAGGTGTCACTAGTCTTCCCCCAACAAAGAAGGAAGCCAGACGCGCAAACCAACCATGATTAGTGCGCAAATCGATTGAATATTGTTTATCTGTCATCACATACTCAATGGGTTAGAGAAAAAATCTTCAAGGTTGCCATCATCAACCTCACCTTCCGCAGCACCAATCGCCATTGCTGATGCCACCACACCATCAATTCGACCGGTACTTTTTTTCTTGGCAAAGACGCGGTTATCTTTTTGGTCAGCCTCAAGCACAGCGGATGCGGCATTCCATCTCAAACAAGGATTGGTGTGGATCTCAATCTTCTTGTCATCAATGAGCTGTTCAAACAGTTCGATAGAGTGTGGCATCCATAGCCCTGAATCTTTAGCTTTGTAATATCCTTGTCCATGCGGAGTTAAAGGAACCGTCACCCCCACCTCATCGAGTTTGGGTTCAAGGTATTTAATGCGATAAGGGTCAAAGGCAATGGCTCTCATGCTGACGTGCATCGCCATTTCAGCAATGCGTTCTGCCACAAATTCATACCTCACCGCATTCCCTGGCGTGGTATGCATAAAACCTTGCCTTACCCATAAGTCGTAGGGCACTCGGTCGGTTTTTGCTCTATCCAATAAGGTGTCTTTGGGTGTCCAAAATTCGACATAAAGACGTTTGAGGCGAGGAAAATACAGGGCTAATGCGGTTAAATCTTTGGTTCCCGATAAGTCCAGTCCGCCATAACACTCTTCACCTTGAAGATCATCAAAGGTGAACGTGTTTTCACACTGCATCCATGTTTCACTGTTAATCCACGGATTATCAGCATCCATCCACTGACAAAAATTAAGCCGACGCACAATGCTTTCTTTCGCGGGCATACCTCGGGCTTGTGTCACTTGCTCGCGTAAATAGCGATCAGAAAAAGTGTAGCCCAATGACGGATTGGCTTTCCCCCAGCAAGACTCATCCTTAAAGGGATCATCGCCTTCATCCAGTGAGCAAATATAGGAAAAGAAACTGTCGTCTTCGATAGTGCCTTCGGCGACTTTTCGTCCGTATTCATGATAGTCATAACACACGCTGGTTTTATCATGGCCACTATTGGTGATCATAAATATCAAGGCTTGTCGCCGGCCTTTTGTACCCGCTCGCATCATCTCAACGGCGGTATTATTTTTATGCTCATGAATTTCATCTATCAGCGCACAATGAGGACGAGGCCCTGATTGCCCATCATCTGAGCTAATCGGGCGAAAGAATGAACTTGTTTTCAAATAAGCCAAGTTCCACTCTTTGCCTGTTCCGCCTGATTTGGTGATCCGCTGACTTAATGCGGGAGATTGATCAACCATCGCCACCGCATCACGAAATAAAATCATGGCTTGGTCTTTTTTCGTGGCTGCTGCATACACTTCGGCACGCGGTTCACTGTCGGCGACTAAACAATACAACCCAACGCCACCTGCCATCGGGGATTTTCCTGAACCTTTACCTGATTCAACGTACACCATGCGAAACCGGCGTGTACCGTCAGTCATTTTCCAACCAAAAATGGAGCCAATCACAAAGCATTGCCAAGGCAATAAAATAAATGGCTTGCCTTCATGCTCCCCGCCATTGAGCTTTAAGACTTTCGCAAAAAAGTCGATCACCCTTTTGACAGCCTCGACATCCCAGACGAATCCTCGTTGCTCGGCTTCATTTAAGTCTTTGAGATGACGTGCACATGCATGACGAATATCAGGCCCCGCTAAGATTTTGCCTTGATGCACGTCTTGCGCGTATTGTGTTGCGGGATCAACCGAAATATTGGTTGAGCGGATCTTCCTCTTCTTCTCCACCATCCATCTTCACCTTCGAACGAGCGGCGGGGGTTAAACCAAACTCGACTAAATAACTTTTAAAACGGCGATCTGCATCAGCCAACATGGCAACGGCAGGATTCGCTTTAATTAAAAAATCCCCTAATTGCGTTTTTGTGGTGTATGTCCGACCTTCAATGGCAATGGTGTCTCGTAATTGAAGAATATCGGCGTAGATATCACACAGCCGTTCTAATGCCAGCGTGTCAGCCACAGTTAAAACGCCCATCCCATCAAGTAATAAGGTTAATTTTGCCCACGCCATTTTCCCCCAATCCGTTAAATGTTCGGGTGGGCTTGGTATTTCACGTTTAGGTTGGGGTTCTTTATCGTTGAGTTTTCGTTTTCCCGGATTACCGGTGACCACCTTCAAGTGGGTCGGTTTCGGGCGTCTTCCTGCCATCGGAACCTCCCAGAAAAAAACTTTTCATTTCGCGGTTGTGCACACAAATGAGGGCGCTAGGTAATCAGGACGAAAGTGTTTGAACTTTTACCCCGCCCCCACCCTGTATTTCATGGTGTTATTGATGCCAATGAGAATTGGGATCGAGTGGAATGCCATCCGCATTACAGCCAATGACTTTGCCACTCTTTTCGATACGTTGTTTGGTTGAGTTATGATGCAGTTCGCATAAACTTTGGAAGTTATTTTTATCCCAGAATAAGGCTTGAGCTTTTGCGATACGTTCTTTATCGCCTGATTCAAGTGCTTCTTTAAGACGATGTGGAATAATGTGGTCAACCACTGTGGCAGCAGTTATACGTCCTTGTTCTTGGCACATGACGCAAAGTGGATGTTCATTAAGAAATGCTAATCGCACCTTTGCCCAGCGACCACCATAGACATTGCGTTTTTTCATGTTTTGTTTCTGACAACATCAGTTTCTATTGATGATTGCTTATTGCAGGTAATAATTCCTTTGAATATAGCGTCACTAGACGTACTAAAACCTAAAGAATGATCACTACTAATAACATAATGTTCATAATCAGCCTTATCCGCCCATTGATTATGAGTGGTTGCTAGTGTGATGATAGTTTGATTTATCTCATGTATTTTTTTTAGCAATTTAGCTGGCTTATCAATACTATTTAAATCGATGATTTTTGTGTTTCTTGGATCTGTATAAGGAAATTGCCCTGAATGACAAATCGCTATGAATTCTTTATATAGGTTGCTTCTCTCTTCAATTAGCTGAGATATTTCTTTTTGCAAGTAAACACAATGACCTATTGCCTCATAATTAATCTTTTTGTCTGACATAATGTTCTCCAATTAAAAAGACCACTAGGGTCTATTTGGTTTTCTCTTTAGCAAATTTACTCGCCCATACTTTGGCGATATGCAAGCAATCATCAAACATTCTTCCTTTTTTACTCGCTTGAGCGATTCGGCGATAATGATCTACTGCCATGTAGCTTGCTCTCTGGGTGACAGATAAAGAAAAGCCGAGCTTCTTTAACTCGGCCTGTATGTTCTTTTCTATAAATTGTTCGTGGTTCATGCGGGTTCTCCTCCATCTGGAAAATCACCCATATCAGGTAAAGTAAGTTGTGATAAATCAATAATGGCTTTCTTTGCTTTGCGTATTTTCTTCAAATGACGCTTGCGCAAATTCATCAGGTCACTACCTTTCTTGCCAAAATTTTCGAAAGACCAATTATCCGCTGCTACTAATCTATTTTGCATTTCGTTAATGGTAAGGCTTTTGAGCTCATCCATATCAAGATTTGCTAGCTCTGCTTGAGGTTTTGACTCCTTCTCAGCTAAGTCTAGTAACCAGCGTCGAAGTGCTTTAGCAATATCAGTTTTAGAGAGAATACCGACCAAATGAGCACCTCTAACCGAAAATATCCTCACTCTTTTATTTTGCATCCCATTGTTTTTATTACTAACGGTCAAATTGACCGTCTGAGACATGCCGTCGGTAAATTCATCTTTATTTCGATTAAAGATACGAGTTACTGATGACTCATCTTTGTACCCAAGTAATTCTGAAAGTTGCTTGTTGGTAAACCAGATTTTTCCATCACCATTATCAAATGGGGTGATTTTGTTACCTTTAAAAACTAAGGATTTATTCATAGCGTATTACCTTCATTTGAAATGAACCCTCGTTCACATAGAAAATCAGCCCGTCGAAGCTCGCCAGCTATAACTGACTTCCTCGAAGGCTCATATCAAAGTGATTGGATTCGACGTTTGTGAATTGCTCTGTGAATGAGCGATGAAATGTGTATAAAAAAAGCCACCAGCGATTAACTGATGGCTATCCATATACACCACTAAATAAATGACGTTTGTAGAATTAAATATATTGATGTCTCTCCATCGTCACGCCCCTTCTTCTACCTACAGCTGACGTTGCTGATAATGACCAAAAAATAACAAAACGGTGGTATTCGTTGTTTTTGATTTCTCTTACACACTCAATGTGAGGAGAACATGTCATCGTTAATGTATGAGAACAGCGACAACGCAACGCATTAAAACATCATTACAAGAGGATTATTTTCTAAAAAATAGCGTTGATTATTAACAGATTGATTTAGTCGATATTGGTAATCCATTGTTTTCACATATACTAGTGAAAGCCCTGTGGGAGCCCAAATTCACAGAGTTATTTTTATCTTGCGTTTTTATTTAGGTAAGAAATAGGTTAATCAGAATCATCAATCTAGTATATATACTTACTTAAGCTATACTAATTAAAATCAACCTCGCTATACTCTTACTGATTGGTGTTTAGTTAGTTTGCCCATGCACCCATGCTGGGCTTTTTTTAGTTCACACACTCAGCTCTAATGTAATCCTGCAACCCTTTAATCATCTGTTCTGACTCTGCAATTCGTTCTCGGAGTAACCAATAATTTCGGATAGCGGTGTCAGTAGGTCTGGCGGTGGTTGCATAAGCCAAGCTGGTGGAGGGAGTGGTTGTGACTTTGGGGCACTCGGCTTTGATATACACCCGCTCAGGATGATGCTCGCTAATATCACGCAAACGACTAATTTCATTCTTAGCATTCGCTAACTCCTGCGTATATTGAATATCCAGTTGGTTTAACCGCATTATGCGTACTTGATAATCAGTATTAATAGACCTCTGTTCTTCGAGAGCCACTGTTAGTTTTTTGTTGGTATCTGTCAGTGAGTTAATCCTGTTAGCTTGCCAGTTAATCACCCAATAACTACCCACAATGATGCCTACCATCGTAATGACGGCATAGAGTTTCCCGTATTTCATGATTAGTACCGATGATGTGAGAGTGCAATCTGACAGCGTTTTTCTAAACTCACTTGGTCTTTAGTACATGAGTTATCAATCAAGAGATAAATGCCACCAGCAACCGTAATGAGTAATACGAGGATAAAGCTAATAACGATAATTAAAGGTTTCCATGACATAGTGCTGATTCCGCCTCTCGACGACTGACAAGCCCTCGCCAAACCTTTCCACCCGCATAAACCCAACGTTTTATTTCTTCACAGGCACCCGCTCTATCACCTGCATTTAGTTTCTTGAGTAATGTTGAGTGAGCAAATGCTGTCGTTCCTACATTAAAAGCAAAGGAATATAAAGCGGCTTTGGTGTAGTCATCGAGTGGTACTTTAATTAATGCATCGACTTGCTGTTGTGTCTTAATAAAATCGTTTTGTAATAACGCATCACATTCTTGTTGTGTGTATCTCTTACCTTGAATAATGTCTTTGCCTGTGTGCCCATAACAAACCGTCAAAACACCTGCCACATCACGATAAGGTTCATAACGCACCCCTTCAAAATGGGCTATCACTACTAGCGCAATTGCTGTTGCTCCCGCAGTTGTTATCACCGCTATTTTCTGTTTTAGAGACATTAAATATCCTTTGGCGCTTTCACCATTAATTCAGCAAGCCTTTTTAAGGTTTCGGTCGGGTTTTGCGGGTCAACATGACGAACAAGCTCTTCAAATAATTGAGTGCGTTTTCGTTGTTCTCGACGAGTCATAAAATAAGTAGCTAAACCAAGAACCATGCTAAACGCCATCCCGATAACAAATCCCCATTCATATAAAGAGAGACTGGCAAAAAATGCCGTTAGGCCTGCGGTTCCGTAAGTCACATTGGTTAATTTTTCCATACGCATAGTCCCCCCCAGAGGAGTGTCCGTTGATAATTAGTGTGAGAAAGTTAAAAGTGAAAATATAAGACTTAATTAAATTAATGATTCAGCCCAATGTGGTTGGCTGAATGAATGATCACAGGCTATTCAAAAATTCAGTGGGATCATTAAAAAATATTCAGGTGCTCGCAAATAACTAAACATTCCAACTAATCGAAATTTCTTTCATAAAGAGAACATTCCAAATTAAATATCTCATCTTTATATCTTTGAATAACGCTACTTATAACCTCTTGTTGTATATCGGTAAAAGAATTCCATATCGCCAATAAAGATATATCATGATCCGACCAAGTTTCACCTATAAAAATTTTATCTTTTATCGTCGACTTAAAAATATCATTATCCTCCGTATTCACTTCTGATACATTATTATCAGGTAGGAGCCCAATAACGCAGGCTATATGGCCATTAGGATCTGCCAATCCAATGGTTTCATTTTTTATTTTCATACAAAGTCCTATGAGGAAAGAATGAATACTAAAATATTTGAAAAATTATTTCTTGCCGATGATAAAACTCGAAATGCTGTATTAACAATTTGTGAGACCGATACTCCCCTCGTCTCAGTTTTAACACTACATTTAACTTGTGAAAATTTTTTAGAAGCTTTTATATCAGCTCATCTAAATATTGAGGATTTGTTTGCAGAAAAACCAGAAAATATTAACGATGTTAGATTTAGAATGTCCTTTGAACATAAAAATAAGCTAGCTCAGCGATTAGGTATGCCAAAACAAGCATATGATGCTTTTTGTCATATTGATCAGATAAGAAATCAGTTTGCACATAAATTATTACATGCGGAAATACCCGCAGATAGAATAAATAAACTTTGCACTCTTATCGATTCAATACGCTCTTCAGAACAAGAATTAAAATTAGAAGATGAAGGTATACACTATTCCCCTTCTAATGCAAAAAAAACATTTACCTATCGAATGTCTGATCCCGATATTCCTCAACCGTTAAAACTTTGCATCGCATACTTCTCATTAATAAGAAGAGTCTCGATGATGTATCAATAATTATAAAAACCTACTTATAAAATAGTATGTAATTTGCCATAAACTCTTATAACTAAAAATATGAACTCTCTGGAGTTTCGGGAGAGTTCAACCTGTAAGAGCTAATTACAAATCGACATATTTATTTTTTGCTCTGTTTACTCAAAGTATCAAACAGCTTTCGACACATTAAGTGCCTTTAATAAACCTTCAGGCAACTGCTCTTCCAGTGACGCATTAGAAACAATCACAAGACCATACATAGATATCCATGTATTCGTTTGTTGTAAGTGTCCTTGAATAAATTGCTTCGCTTTCTCTAAAAAATAAACACAACTCTCTTGTGTGTTTTTACGCCAATAAGATTCAATCGCCACCAGCAATGGGTCACCTGCATCATTAATCTTTTGTGTACCGATTCGATATTGCTTTTTCCCTTCAGGAGATGTCGTGCAAATTAATTGTGTCAGCTGTTGAGTTTCACCATAAGCCGTATGGATATTGGCCGTTAAAATGATAGAGGTATTCATTTCACTGTCTGTTTCTGAAGCATAGTGAAGACTAAACTGTAATTCGCTTATCTCTTTTGACATACCATTTACCGATTTATTTTAGTTAATAAGGTGCCGACTCACAGCTCTTGTGTGAACGGTATAAGTAGGTGTTGATTCTGTGGTCGGCGTAGACGGAAAGGCTACAAAGTAACCTTATTTAATTTAGGGTTGAATATATTAATGAGAATAATTATCATTACAGGTGTATCAAATTGACAGGTCTGATACGAATTAGTACGACATGACTTACATTGCTTCTTGCGTTTATTTTATATGCCGATATGACTCCTAGCGTATCGGCATTTTTTTATTTTGTTTTGGTGATTTTTGTACTGATAATTTAGGTGTTTATACTTGGATTTGACCTGATACGAAGATAATTCAAGGCTGGATCTAATTTGACAGTCGGCTCAGTGCCAAAAGCGGTCATCGCCAGAGGGCTCTGACTGATCGTTATTGCCCCATTCCGTGTTTTGGCTCGTTAGCTCAATCGAAAATTACCACTCCTGCTACCATACAAATTCTTATCTATTTGCCTATGTTTGGCTTTACCAGAAATCGACTAATAATGTATGGGTATACAGTCATACTTAAATTTAGGTATTCTTGTATAATTTTAACACAGGATTAGTGCGCGACAATCCACTCGAAAGGAATAAATCCTATAAAATCAATTGATTATAGAATTTTAATTTTAGTTGATAGATTTGAAAAACGCGCATGTGCGTTTTCAAGATGGTGTATTTGGCAGAAAGCTGATAACTTACTTGCGTACAGACAGATAGTTAACTGTGAGCGTTTTTACTGGTCTAACGAAGTAAACGCGCATGCGCACGAATAAAATATTATGCCTATACAACATACTACTATCAGCATCGGGAATAAATATGACAGACAAAAAAACAATAGTCGTAGTTAATGCTGGTGATCTCGTTTCACCAATCGGTAAACTCAATGTGCAATTAGAGGGGTATCTTGTAAACGTTGGGCTCCCTGTTAATGATGTTGTTGCACCAATTGCTGAAAGAAAAAAGATCATTGCACAACTCGCTGATGTTCTGGCAATACTTCCTCTCGCTGATCGTGGAAAAGCCCACTACCTATCGCGCTTTACAATTGCAATTGCTGCTGGGCTTTTTGATGGCGCGCTAAATTATCTTTGGGATGAAACCGTCAGGGCTCTTCGTCGCCAAGTCATTAGCTTTGATATTCAATATTTTTATTCCGTTGCCGAGAAAATCAGCTCCCGCTACAAGTCACTTTCAAAGCCAGAAGAAATCGATCAAGTTAGTGAACACGATCTATTGGAGGGGTGCCGCCGGATTGGATTGGTAACTGATGTTAACTACCATCGACTAGAGAATGTTAACTACATGCGCAATCATGCAAGTGCTGCACACCCAAACGACAACGAAATCGATGGCTACGAAATGCTTGGGTGGCTCACGATATGCCTCAAACATGCCATCACCGCAGAGCCAGATCATTCTCTAATTTCTATCAAGCAGCTTCTCCAGAACATTCGCACGGTAGCCATCCCAAGCAATGACTTTTCCGTAATCTGTTCTGATTTGGCAAAACAACCGCAAGAGCGGATTGATGATTTTCTCTGGACGTTATTTGGTATCTACACGGATGATAAATCTGCTCAGAATGCAAGAGATAATATTGAAGGCATTAGTCCGGCCGTCTGGATTGCGGCAACCGAAGACAGAAAATACGAAATTGGTGCAAGGTTCGGAATACTCCGGAAAAATGGAGAGGTCGCGAAAAAGGATGCCTGCCAGAAATTCTTGGAAGTGGTGGATGGTCTCGCATACAAAGATGAAGACAGCCTTGCCGGTGAACTGATAGAGAAGCTTGAGAACCTCTATCGTGCGCACTTCGGATCAAACAATTTTTATAACGAATATCCTCATGCAAAAGCACTGAATGATAGTCTGCCCGCGACAGGAAAAATTCCCCGTGCGGCTCGGGCAATGTGGGTCAAGGTAATTTCCATTTGCTATGTCGGCAACGGGCTAGGATACAGACAAGGAGTAGATGAGCAAGCTCTCCCATACTATCAAAACTACGTAGGTAATTTCACTGAAGGAGAAGCGATCGAATTCATCAAGCTCTTCTTAGAACCCGAATTTGCCAGCCCGCTATCACAAAGCATTCCAGATAAACGAGCCCGTGATTTAGCAAAAATCCTAAAGACCAAACACACAAACGTTCATTTGCAACGAGCGCTCGATTTAATCATTACAGCCCCCGCGAAGACTTTGTATGGTCTCAGCAACACAATGAGCTTCAAGAATGTTGTTCCAAATCTTCCGGATTAACAAATCGTTCCAGAGGGCTCCGAAAAAGCGACGCTTTTTCTCCCCCCCTGAACTCATGCGTTATATTTAAGAGGTTAGTTTGAGTGGTATAAAAATAACTTTTGCTTATGATAGCAATGGTGTTCGTGTGGATGCGGATTCTTATGAAGCTTTCCCTATAGCTCATCCTCTCATATGTCCAGATAAAAACTGTGAAGCGCTTTTGAAGCATGTGAATGGATATAAGCGTGAAAGCTACGGCAAACAGCAGTTCATCCCTGCTTTTTACCGATTAGAAAAAGGCTTCGATCATAGTGAGTATTGCCGTTACAAATCCTCTGGCAGAGATACAATTGTTGCTGGTGAGTCAGATCATGAAGTTAAAGATGCTCTTGCTAAAGGTGAATTATTGTTTCGTATTCATGTAATGGATGCGGAAGAAAAGAAAAAGCTAAAAGATAGGGCCGGGATCTTTCAACAGTTTCCACCGAATGATACAACTGAGCGGAAATATAGAAACCGAGGACGTAGATCTACTTACGTACGCACGATGAGTAGCCTATTGGAAATCTATAATCATGGGCGTCTTAATCCACAAGATAGAGCAAAGATTAGGCTCATAATTGGTGGTAAATTAGTAAAGTGGACAGATTTCTTTTACTCGACCAATCACCTAGGTAGTCTAAAATCACGTCTTCATCGTGAGGGAATTGTTCAAGCAGCCGTTATAGTTAAAGTAAGTGTTGTAGGGCTACCAAATCAAAAACTTGATGGCTTTTGCTTTATAGAGTGCAGCCCCAAAACTACTGGATTAGGTAAACATATATACACGACGTTGAAACTAGCTAAGAGCTTACCAAGTAGTCACTTCACTTTGAATCAAAACGTAATGGTTTTGGGCAAATTTTGCATTCCAGAACCAAGTGATCGAGTTACTCCATCATATTTAGGTAATAAGATCAGGACATTAATAACTCATACACAGCAAGTGGTAGACATTTAAACATAACAAATACTTCCAGAGGGACTTCCAACGCGTGGTATTTTTTACTATACGTTGATTTAGGTGGTTTCAGTGTTATGCGGAAACTTGGTAGTAGCGTTCTCAGCACCTTAGGCGAGCGTTATCTCCATAGAAATTTTAATCCGAAACTGACGAGTTAGAGCAAAGAGTCTACCACGCTTTATATGTCCCGAAGCGAGTTATGACAATAACAGTTCCTCGCTCAAACCAGATCGTAATCTCTAACTGTGTTCTATCAACCCTAGTCTGAACTAATACAATTTAGAACTCCTGACAAAAAACAATTAAGGCCTTAGCCATAGCAAAAAACCCCGCCGAAGCGAGGTTTTGTATATTCAACTATTTAATGCTCAACTCATTTGAGCTGTCATCACACTTTTGCAAAAGATACATTTTGCGCCGTGTGGATTGTTCACTGTGACATCAAATTGTGATGTTCTATATTGTGAACCGCAACAACTTGGGCATTTAAAATAGAGGCGAATAGTAATAGCGCCTTTAGAGAGCCACCACGTTGCCTGCTGCTGGGCCTTTCATACCATTTTCCATGGTGAATGAAACTTGTTGGCCTTCCGCTAATGTTTTGAAGTTATCACTTTGGATTGCAGAGAAATGTACAAAGACATCTTTGCTGCCATCAGCTGGAGTAATAAAACCAAAACCTTTACCTTCATCGAACCATTTTACTGTACCAGTCATTGTATTAGACATAGAATTTCCTTTAATTTATTTAATTTGCCATAAGGCATATGCGGTTTGTTTTGTATTTTTACTTATGGGAATTAATTAGAAGGAATTCACAATGAAGAGGTATCGAGGATAACGCTAAACGGGAACAACTTTAAACTTACTAACATAAATAGGTCTGTACTTCCAAACCAGTGACGCTATTAAGCCATAGAAAAATTCAGATAGCAAACTTTATTTTTTAGCGGTAAATCAGCTTAAGTAGACCTATAAAAAATACAACCCCGTTATACTCACGAGGTTTTTAATTGATAAGAGGTGTAACATCAAAACCATTATTAACACAATATATTGTGTTTTGTAATTACGCAAGACTATAAATGTGGTGTTTTCTAATTATTTTATCCATGTCTAATTTTACGTTATCAACCGATAGACATCCCTCAATAAATCCTTCCGCTGTCTGCAATCGCTTAGCCACTTCGTTATGAGAAATACCAAGTTTTGAAGCCATTGAACGCAAAGGATAATTCTTCACATAGTACATAATAACCAGCTGAAATAAGTAACTATTATTTACCTTTAAATGTAATACCGCTTTATTTATTTTTAAACCATCATCATCTGAACATTGCTCTCGGCTTCGTCTTGAACTTGGAATTAATCCTTTAAAACCTGCGGCAATTGATGAGTAATCGATACTATTTCCCTCATTAGCTGACCACGCTCCCCAACGCGATAAAACTTCCTGCATATCTCTCATACTAATACTCCCCGTGCCGTACACACGTTAAACCAATGCCCCCATTCCTAATGAACGGTTTAAAAAAGAAAATAACAATTCGATTTGGTTACCATAATTGGCTTCCCACAATTTCGGATCACGATGCAACTCATCATGATGTTGCCGACATAATGGAATAGTGAATAAGTCATGAGCTTTCGTTCCCATGCCTCCCATACCATGGCCGATAATATGATGTGGATCATCAGCTTGTTGTCCGCAAACACAACAAGGCTGTGTTTTTACCCATTGAAGCCATTGGGAATTCTCCCAACGGCGCATTTTAGGTTTAAGAAGAAATGAGGCTGGAGGTTCAGGATCGACAGTCACATTAATAACGGGTTTTATGGCATCTAAACGCGCATTCATTGCTGATAGTGCTGTCACTTCATTTGGAACAATATCAGCTTCAGGAAAACCGCCATGCACCCTGCGCTCTTTAGGTTTATCAGGCCAATTTAAGATACGGCGCAATATAGCATCAGGTAATTTATCAACCAGTTTATGCATCACAGCAAAAGCAAAAAAATCAGGTATCGTCAGCGAATGGCTATCATCTAATCTCAAACGACTGCGAATAGTGTCTATCATCCAAGCAATACGATTTTTATACGCTAATTCAGCAACCCACTCCGCCGATGAATTACGAATATGATTATCATGATACCAACAGGTTCGTATCACACCGTCTTTATGCCATGTGGTTGTTAATTCATGATGATGATAACTGTCATGCTTATCGTTAATCTGGCAGCAATGGATATTCCTGTCTATCCACATATTCATTGATGACAGCCCACCCATAGCTTGGAGCACCTTTTCATTATTCAAAAAGCCAATAATGTCCTTGTTATTCAATAATGGCTGTTCGTTCCCTGTTAATGCCCCAGAAGGCCATTTATCTAAACTCTTTGGCACATCACTAATAATCACGCGAGAATGTTGTTTAAGTTGCTCAAGCAACTCCGCTTCAGGCTTCAATAAAACAACACCAAGATCGGGCTGAATATAGGGGGTTAATAGTAATTTCATGCACTCACCTGCTTATTCAGCATCACCATACGGATCAATTCATCCGTTTTACTTTCAAAGAAATGGGGTTGGGTTTCACGAGGATTATTAGGACTGGTCATGTTCTTCCCAAACTGACAGCCCCGAGCAGTCACAGACCAGAACTCTTTCACTTTGTTTGCGGTTTTCGTACTTGGACGAGATAAACGTTCAACAATGCCGAGATCGGCTAATCGTTTATAAGCTTGCTGGGCTGAAATAGGTAATTGATGTTTTCTAATCAGTGTTGATAAAGCTACTGTTGGACGACTTGAACCATCCATTGATCCGCTTGGTGCATCAATCGCATACACAGGGGCTAATTCGGGTAAGCCTGCCATGGCTTGTAATTTTTGATACGCCCCTAATTTTGAAGAGTTTGAGAAATTCAGGCTCTTTGCCATCGATTCAAGCAATATAACCCCTGCTTGAACTTTATCGGCTAACTTTTCGCCGTGTTGCTGTGTTATCAATGAATCAAAAGTACGGATCACTTTTAAATGAAATGATGGGCTTATCCACATTGCATAGGCATACACTAATTCTTTGCAAACATACGTTCCTTGGTTAAGCCCACCAACAATAGTCACAATGGGAACCGCTCCTGTGATCTCAGGAGCGGTTGAAATTTCATCAATCAACTCTTTAGTTTGAGTCAAAGCACTCCAATTCGACGGTTGATGCCGTTTTTCACCACCTGAGACTCGATGAAGATCATTTAAACAATAACGCCCTGCGGTATCTCGACGAATTTGAACACCATCAATAACAATTAGTCCATTCATGTTATTTTTCTCCACTCTCGTTTATAGCAAAACTTCCTGAGCAACTTGTTCTGCGACTTGTTGCCAAATACCTCGCCACGCAGCTAAACCTGCAACCTCATTCATTCGACCTAGACCATTTTTCTTTGCCTGAATAGCCGCTAATTCTTGGATTTTATTTTTAGGTTTCCAACCTGTACCCCAGATAAGCCGGAATGTTTCATCACGCTCTACGGAATCGATTGTGATTTTTTTCTTACCCGCCAAACGTAAGGTTAAATCATCCCATTGAGCCCTGAGTGTACGAGGACACTGAACATTCTTTTTCCAAAAATCATCTTGCGTAATTCGTTTATAAAACTGGCAAATTTCTTTGTGAGTATGCCCATCAATCGTTGTCATTAAGCGAATATCATTAGCCCAATCAGTAAAATTAGGCTCTTTAGGTGCTTTTAATCCCATCTCTTGAAACACTTCGCATTTACGGCTGAATAGCCATTTAGCGCACTTCAAATCGCCAGCGGAGCCCCATTTTTGAAAATTGGCGCTGTAAATCACAGCTTCAGGATAACGAGTTAAAAAATCATTTTTGGGCTGGTCGCTGGATTCGCCAGAATTCTGCGACGAAGAATGATTTATTAATGGATCATATTTTGAAGTTACTGATGGATCGCCCTCAGGAGCTGGCGGGTCAAAATCCCTATTTTTGCTCGATTTTGAGGGAACAGAATTTGATGCAACAAATTTTGATGGGTCAACTCCTGATGCGTCAGGTTTTGACACGTCAGATTTTGTTGGTTGAGAAAGCGCTTTCTTTGCTGATTGGTATAGTTTTTCTACATTCAGCTGATAAATATTGCTTGCGTTACGATTGCCTTTTCTACGCTTTTCGCTGGTTAACCACCCTTCTTTTTCTAACTGCTTTATTGCTGTGCGCACCGTGCTTTCACCCGCACCAATTTGACGAGCAATCGTCACAACAGAAGGCCAACAAATACCTTCATCATTAGAAAAATCAGCTAATCTTGCCATGATAGCGACTGATGTGAGTTTTAAACCTGCATGGGCGCAACCATCCCAAACATAACTAGATAATTTAACACTCATAAGAGGCCTCACTTAACTCGGGTATATCTCTCTTTAAATCTTTGAACCGGCTCGCATTGTTCGTATTCACAACCATCAATCATAAAAATAACGCGCTGTTTTTCTCGATCATAACGAATGACATGAACAAGGAGCCCTCGAGGATTTCTGTAATAGCGATCAAGGCGATTGGGATCTTCATTTCGCATTGCATTTTCCTCCACTCAAGAAATAGAAATCAGCCCATGACTTTTTCAGTGTCCTCTTATCTACCAAATCGATATCTTTTCGGTAGTTGTGTGAACGATTGTTACTCGGTATGCTTTCTACATAGCGAAATGTTCCCTCTTTAGTTAAGGGTAAACAGCGAAATTGCTTTTTAGGTATTAGATGCGCTAATCTACTCATGCTTATTTCTCTTCACATCATTGAAATTGGCAACCGAAGCCAGAGGCCGTATACCTTTGGCTTCACCCTTTCTTAGTCGCTTCCTGTTTTTCACCGTATAACACTTTCAGTGAATCCAAGAATCCAGTTGCATATGCAAAAACTTTCCCTGCTTTTCGATAAATACGCCCTATTTCTTCATCCGTTAAAACACCATCAACAAGGCTTTCTTGAATTAAAACGGCGAGTGATCCTTGCATAGCAGCCAATGTCATTCGCATATCAAATAGCTCTACTTGGTCTATCTTTTCTGCTTCTATTTTTGGTAATGCACTCATGCCATGACGTTCTAGGTGATATTCCACCAGCAACTTAGTGCCCGAAATGTCTTCCATGGCTTCTTGTTCGTCGATATCAAAGAAACGGCAGCCATTTTTTTCGTATAACTTGTTATTAAACGTATCGAGTGACATACCTAGAGCCCCTGCCATAGCAGAACGTCCACCCGGCAGTGCTTTGCACATTTCTTTCACTACCTGTTTTATTGATTGATTACTCATTTCCTACCACCATTGATAAATTCTTGTAGTTAACTGCTTTAAAAGATTTTGTTATTTTGTTGTTGGTAACGATGTGGGTATAAGATCTCTAACTCAGTTATTTTCCCACGATAAAAAGCTGCTAATTTTTCAGCCAGTTCCAAAGAAGCTGTTTGAATACCTCTTTCTAATCGTGAAAGGTTTCCGACATCACAATTAATGGCATTAGCTACTTCTGAAATTGTTAGATTTAGTTCTACCCGAACTTTCCTTAATGGTGTTTGCATACCCCCTCCTTAAATGCGCCATACGCATATTATCACAAAGCAAAATATGCGCAATACGCTTTGTGCTGTACGCATAAATGAAGTTGAATTAGGGTATGAAAATAGGAACAAAAATTAGAGAGTTGAGAAAGAAAAAAGGATTAACAATCCTTCAATTAGCCACTGCTATTAATAGTGATGTGGGCAATATTTCTCGCCTTGAAAGAAATATACAAGGCTATACAGAAAACACTTTAGTAAAAATAGCTGAAGCACTTGGCGTATCTGTTGCTGATTTATTTACTGAAAATGCACCTGAGCCAGATAAAATAGAACTTATTGGTAGGATACCTTCTGGTTTGGTTCAAGTTAGAGGTGAAGCATTCTTAGGTGTTGATGGCGCTGTTGATATGATTGAAGATCACAACGGCTGGCTAAAAATATACAGTGACGATGCTGATGCGTACGGTTTAAAAGTTAAAGGTGATAGTATGTGGCCACGCATTCAATCTGGTGAGTTTGTTGTAGTTGAACCCAACACCAATGTCAGAGCTGGTGATGAAGTATTTGTTCGTACGGTTGAAGGCCATAACATGATTAAAATCTTCAACAAAACGAGAGATGGTGATTATCAGTTTTCTAGTATCAATAACTCACATAAACCTATCACTCTATCGCCAGATCAAGTTGATACTATGCACTATGTATCAGCCATTGTTAAACCAATTAAGTATATAGACGTCTGCGAAAAAACTGGTCGAGCGTTGCTTTAATGGCATGACGACACATTTTAGGGTGTGGTTGACAAAATCAACCTACATATATTTTATGTTTCCGTATGAAATTTCATTCCGATAAAGGATTTATATATGTCTTCTTATTTTGATGTAGCGGTTAACATTGAAGGTAATAAAAAATTAAGAACACCACAAATTGAAGCATATATTAAAATAAAAGAGTTCTTTAGTGATCCAAATAATAAAGAAGCATTGGTTGTATTACCCACAGGGACGGGGAAAAGTGGTTTAATATCAATAGCCCCATACGGGGTTGCAAAAAAAAGAGTTCTTATCATAACTCCAGGGCTAGTCACGAAAGACAGTATAAGAAAAACACAAGAAGTACTAAATGATAATTTCTGGATAAACTTTGATGTCATGTTTAGCAGTAAAGACATCCCTGTCGTTAATGAGTATGTTAATAACATATCAGATGAACATCTTAATAAAAGCCAAATAATCTATACGAACATACATAAAATATCAGGAAGTAAAAAAGGTGGACTAATAAATAGAGTTAATCCTGACTTTTTTGATTTAATCATAATTGATGAGGCACACCATTCCCCAGCCCAAAGCTGGAAAGAAGCGATAAATTATTTCTCATCAGCTAAAATATTACATGTTACAGGCACCCCTTTTAGGGGAGATAATAAAGAAGTACCTGGTGAAAAAATACATGAGACACCACTATCTGAAGTCATGAGAGATAGATATGTAAAATGGCTAAGAAAAGAAACCGTTAATGCTAATGAACTTTTCTTCTATACCCCTGATTCACCTGATGTTAGATTAACCAAAGATGAAGTTCTAGCTCTGAAAGATCGAGAATGGCTAGAAAAAAGTATTGCTCTTTCTCCTCAATGTTCCCTAGATGTGATAAATCACAGTATTCTTAGACTTAGAGAACTGAAACAAACATCACCAAACGTACCACATAAAATACTGGCTGTGGGTTGTAGCATATCTCATGCAGAAGATTTACTCACTTGGTACGAACAACAAGGATTAAAATCAGTAATTATTCATAGTGAAATGGATGATGATGATCGTGATGATGCATTTCGTAGGATTGAGCATAATGACTGTGATGTCGTCATTTCAGTCAATATGCTAATGGAAGGATATGATCATAAATATCTAAGTATATTATCAATATTTCGACCATACAGAAGTTTAAATGCTTTTGCACAAGTTGTAGGTAGGATTTTAAGAGCAATACCTGAAAATGAAATCACCAGCTTTGAAATAGATAATAATGGCTTAGTAATATTCCATGATGAAATCGGTTTAAACGGTATGTGGGAGTCTTTCCAACGAGAAACTGACCGAGCTAAAAAAGCGTTAGTGCGTGAATACTCATTTACTGACAGAGACTATAATGAAAAAGAAAATACATTAGCAGGAATTGAAAGTGGTGAAGTCATAATTAGCTCCACAGAATCGTATTTAAAAGATATTGATTTTAATGCAATCTTTGAACAAAAAAGAGCAGAAATAAGTCAATCAGTATCAGATGATATAAACAAAATAAAATTATCTGGTATTAACCTCTCCGAAGATGCATTAGAAGGGCTAAGAAAGACATTAGCAGAGCAAGCAACAAGAAAAATTGCCGATGACATCATAGATCCCGAACTAATAGAAAAGCGTCCTCATCAAGCAAGGCTTCAAATGAGAGATATCTTAAAGAAACGAACTCAGGAAGCTGTTGCTAATATATTGTTTGACAATGATATTAATGAGAAAGGCTCTGAATTATATAAGTTATTCAGTAGACACATGAAACATCTTAAACCAACAGATCCAAATGATGGTATACTAGTAAGATTTATCAACACAAAGCTATCAATAGCTTATAACCCTGTTGATAAAAGAGATAATCAAACATTACTACGTTCAATTAAAGCACTTGATAACGTGGTTGCCGAAGTCGAAAGGATGATTAAAAAAAATGCTGTGTAAAATCAAAAATAATGAATTTGTTGACAAACTAGTTGCATTTAGCCTAATGAAAGGCGTTCAACCTGAAGATCTGGTTACTGCTATTTTTGAAAAAGAATATACTAGTATAGATGTATTAAAACAAAATGATGAAGTTTATGTTATTGTTTCTTACAAAGAACATTTGGAAGAAGATGTAGGATTCAATATTATATCGACACGATATACTTACAACTTAGATAGCCAGCTTCAGCGTGTAGAGCAAAAAATTAATAATACGAAATATAAAACACAGTGGGATAGGATTTCTAAACTAAAGGAACTAATTTCATTAGCATGCACCAATGTTGGCTCTAGTCATGATCTATCTACCATTTTAGATGAATTACTCCCTAATACTATCTACAAATCAATTACTCCTTATTTAAAATTAGTCAGTTAACTATCTCAGGCCCTCCCGCGAGGGCTTTTTTTATGCCCTCTCCCCACCAAACCAAAGAAGTAATCTACATTCCAATCTAAGATTTTTGAAAGATATAAATTAAACGGATAAAATTCGTCCCTTTATATTTTTACACAAAACAAATATGCGCTTGACGCATTTGCGCATTATGCATATAGTGTTTTTGTCAGATGCCAATAGTCGATAAATAAATGTATTGAGTTTGTAGGAGCAAACATGACAACTGAACCAGCAATCTTACTTCAAGATAATTTAACGAGTACCCATGCAGTTAAATGGGTGAGAGAAAAATTACAGTCTATTGAGCACTTATCTGAATTGTATGTAAGACGCGATGTGCTGGTGGAACAATTAGAATAAGCTAATGCTGAAATAGCAGAGCTAGAGCTCTTTCTTATAGCATGAAGTGTAAATCCGTTTTTATTTTTTATTAGCAACATCAGGGAAATTTAATCTCGATTAATTCGAGAGGGATTTTTATTACTTAAATTATGTGGAGAGAATAATGTCTTATATTGCAACTGCAACGAATAAGCACTTCTATTACCTCGATGTACGGATCGAGGATATAGATATTCAAGACATTGCTACGGGTTTAGCTAATGAATGTCGCTTTAATGGGCAGATTGATAATTTCTATTCTGTTGCTCAACACTCGGTATATGTCAGCTATTTAGTTGCTCCTGAATATGCTTTAGAAGCCTTACTTCATGATGCCAGTGAAGCCTATGTAAAAGACCTGCCATCACCGCTTAAAAAGATATTACCTGAATATAAGGAGATAGAAAAAAGAATTGATGCTGCTATTCGTCAAAAATATAACTTACCACCCGTTATGTCGGACGCCGTTCATTTAGCCGACTTAATGATGTTAGCAACCGAAAAGCGAGATTTAGAAATTGATGTGGGTAGCAATTGGCTAATGCTTGAAGGTATTCCTACGAGTGATTTTATTGTTAATCCATTAACCCCACTACAAGCCAAAGTTTTATTTTTACGTAGATTTAATGAATTAAATAAAAGGAGCTAAATAAACAGTTCTAAAAAGTTTAAATAAATACCACCAGCATAATTAACGTCTATTTAAACTGTATACGGCAGTATGGAGAGAAAATATGTCAAGAATGGTGACTCTTGAAGCGTGGGCAAGGTTGGAATTTGGAGATGCCTCTCCTTGCATGACGGTATTACAAAAATACGCAAAGAATAACCTTATTGCACCACCTGCAATGAAAGTTGGCCGCAAGTGGATGGTTGATAGAGAAGCTCGTTATGTGGGCTATCTGTCTCTCCCTCAAATTCCTACTAAATCAACGGAACGACTTAAGAGGATAATTACAGATGGCTGCCCGACCACGAACCCATAAAATTATCATTCCTAATCTATATCGAAAGCTAGATAAACGTAACGGCAAAATTTATTGGCAATATAAACATCCCATCACCGGTAAATTTCATAGCTTAGGCACCGACGAACAAGAAGCGAGAGAAACCGCTATTCAAGCCAATACAATTATTGCTGAACAACATACTCGACAGTTATTAAGTATTAATGAACGGTTATCAAAAATTAAGACAAATAAGTCTGAAATATCTGTCGATATATGGATGGATAAATATTTAGATATTCAAAAAGAAAGATTAGATATCGGTGAATTAAAAATTAATTCTTATCGACAAAAAATGAAACCTATTAATTTATTCCGTCAATATTGTGGTACGAAAATATTAAAAGAGATAACCGCATTAGATATCGCTGAAATAATAGATTCCATCAAAGTATTAGGACATTCAAGAATGGCTCAAGTCGTTCGCATGGTGCTTATTGATGTATTTAAAGAAGCTCAACATGCAGGCTATGTTCCGCCTGGTTACAATCCTGCGAAAGCAACTAAACAACCACGGAACAGAGTGAAAAGAGAACGCATGACATTGGACGAATGGCGCACTATTTACCAGCAAGCTAAGAACCACCCTCCTTACTTGCAATGTGGCATGTTGCTGGCCTTAACCACAGGTCAGCGGATCGGTGATATCTGTAAAATGAAATTCTCTGATATTTGGGATGACATGTTACATATACAGCAAGAGAAGACGGGCAGTAAGTTGGCCATCCCTCTCTCGCTAAAATGTGAGGCTATCAATCTCTCCTTAAGGGATGTCGTTGCTCAATGTCGTGATGCTGTTGTAAGTAAATATCTCGTGCATTATCGGCATACCACCGCACAAGCAAAACGAGGCGAGCAAGTCACACCAAATACGTTAACCACAACATTTAAAAAAGCGCGAGATAAGTGTGGGTTAACTTGGGAAAAAGGTACGGCACCAACTTTCCATGAACAACGATCTTTATCCGAGCGGCTTTATCGTGAGCAAGGAATTAATACACAAAAATTATTGGGTCATAAAACACAAAATATGACCGATAAATACCACGACGATAGAGGCAAAGAATGGCAAATTATTGCTGTTTAA